TTGATGTAATCCAGCAACGGCAACAAATTAAAATCATTCTCTGCCACTGTTTTCTCCTTTTTTAATTTGGTACATATTCGGCTGGTCGCACGCCTGCCGGCAATCTCCACCCGTTCGCTGCGATTCGATCAATCATGCTTCTAGCGTTCTCAAAGCTCCACATTCCGACATTTCGGAAGCCTCGACTCTCAAGAAATCGGATTTGTTTCGGCGTCGTGAGCCCTTCACTTTGACGTTTGTGCAAGCGATCAAGTAATATATTCGCTTTTCCAGCGTTGCCGACTTCATCGGTAAAGATCCCGTACTTCTCGAGGGCTTTGAGTTGTTTTTCTGAAGGTGGGGCCATTTCATAGCCAAAACTAGGAACATAGCTCGAAAGATCTTCCGCATGGATTGACATTTCAAATTGAAGCGGATCGACGAGTTTTCTCTTACGCTTCCGCATTTCTGCGAGCTGTTTCGCGAGTGCTTCTTCACGTTCTGCGACAACGTCCTCCGCGCTTTTGGCTTCCATCGCTTCGAGATCGAGCACGACGCCCGTCTCTTCTTCCATGTTTTCGACCATTTTTTTAGTCACTTCGGGGCTCTCACAAATTAAGTGAGCCGGGCGACAAAGTTCGTGCCGTTCCGTGTGCCATAAGAAATCAAGCAAAAGAAGTTCTTCTTTATCGGGATATAGACGCGTCCCGCGGCCCACCATTTGACAATTACCTAAAATAGATACTTTTCCTTTTCTTCTGGTAACTAATGTCCCTTGCTTGGTTTCAACACACCAACACATTTCGCCAGTGTGTTTTTCTTTTATCCATTTTGGCCTATCGTCGTAACTTTGACCAATATTGATTCTATCTATTTTTTTGAGATGGATTACATAGAGAGGGTTAGCATTATAGTTATGCCGGGCAATATTCGCTTTATATCCTCTAGCGATAGCCATGATTTGCAAACGCTCAGCAAATACTTTGTTCCCGGTAGAAATATGATAAGAACGTCTTGTCCAATCTTGCCCTGTTTGTTTTGAACCATCTCCTAAATGTAAAGCTTTAACAAGAATATCAAACTGGCGCTCTGTCATATCGGATAACTTCTCGCTTAAATCTTTAGACAAATATGATTCAATATCTCCCCATCCTCGTCTATTTTTATGAGTTGCTCTTGGTTTACCTTTTGAGATGGTCCAAACAATTGCATCGCTATTAGACTTATATTGAGTATCGCGTTTACGTTTAAATCGATTGTATTTAAAATTGCACCCATCAATCGTTTTCTGAATTTCTTCGAGCCACGGTTGATGTTCGCCTTGCGTGATAGTAATTTGTCCGTTTTTAGGATTTATTGTACCGTCCGACATTACCCAACCAATGAAACTCAATTCACTGTCACTTAATGGAACTCCACGGAATTTTCCTTGTCCACTTACAGGAATATAACTGCCAGAAGTCATCTCGGCCAATTCTTCCGCTGTTTTGATTTTCCACCCGGCCTTGCGTTTGTTATCATATACCATGCGATGTTTATTCGTTACACGAATATCTACTGATGGCGTTTTTATAGAGCAAAAGAATTCGTCTTCGTTTAGAGGTCGCCTTACTTTGGCTAGTGCTGGTGTGTATAATATCTCTCCTGTTTTAATATCAAAAGCAGCAATATTTTCACCAACTTCTACATCTTTCTTCCAGCCTTGCTGTGTAAGGATTTCCGTTTCTTCGTCTAAACAATAGAGCGCGCGGACCTTCGTCGGCCTTAATACGACCACGCAATCAACCGACGGGCAATCCCAGCCTTCCGTTAGTAGCATTGAGTTACATAGAACGTTATAGCGTCCTTTTTCAAAGTCCTCGAGCACTTCGGCCCGATCTTTTGATTCGCCGTTGACTTCGGCTGCTTTAAAGCCTCGCTCATTTAAGATATCGCGGAACTTTTGGCTTGTTTTAACTAGTGGAAGAAAGACGACTGTTTTTCTGTCCTTGCAATACTTGGCCATTTCGTCCGCGATCTGTACCAGATACGGATCGAGTGCCGTTCCAACGTCACTCGCTTTAAAATCTCCCGCGGACATTGCCACGCTTGAAAGATCGAGATCGAGCGGAATCGTTAAGGCCTTGATCTTGGAAAGGTAGCCTTCTTTGATAGCCTGCACGAGTGAGTATTCATAGGCCAAACTATCAAAGTACGAACCGAGATTTTTCATATCGCCCCGGTCTGGGGTTGCTGTGACTCCTAAGACTTCCGAGTCTTTGAAATAGCCTAATACTTTTTGATAACCGTCAGATATCGCATGGTGCGCCTCGTCGACAACGATCACGTCGAACCAATCGGGCGGGAATTGACTTAAACGTTTCTCCCGTTGCATAGTTTGGACCGATCCAACGACAACGCGATACCAAGAGCCTATGGACGTGCTTTCAGCCTTTTCTAGTGCCGTACCGAGGCCCGTTGCAGTCTTGAGCTTGTCGCTTGCTTGATCCAATAATTCGGATCTGTGAGCGAGCACTAACACGCGCTTCCCTTCTCGGACTTGATCTTCGATGATCTTTGAGAATACGACGGTTTTTCCCGTCCCAGTCGGAAGGACGAGAAGGGTTCGTTTTCGCCCCTCTGCCCATTCCTTTTGAACGGCTTCCCGCGCCTCTTGCTGATAGGGTCTTAACTCCATACTTTAGAACCTCCTATAATTAGAACGGCCCTCCTGTGAAGCCTCCCTGTGTTTGTGTTGGTTGCGGTTGCTGTTGATACTGTGGCGCTGGTTGTTGTTGGTATTGTCCCGGCTGTGCGTTTAATACTTTCGTATAATCCACGTCTTCAGCGTAAATCATACCTTTTACTTCGTTGTACTTGTTTCCGTTGTACTCACGGTTTCCGACCTTACATACTCCGACTTTACCGATAATAGCGTTCCAGTCCATACGAAGCGGTTCGCCTTTACGTTTTTGCCCAATAGCTCCAAAGAATGCTGATAACATTCCCTCGGTTGAGCTGTGTAAGAAGAGATTGTGACGGAGTTCTGTTTCACCTTCATTTGCTACGATAGTAAGGTGTACTGTTGCTTTTGGACAAGCTGGCAACTTGCCGGGGTTTTGCGGGTTCGGTGTGTGACGTCCGCGCTCGTATTCTTTTACTGTGAACCAGTATAGGCCGTCTGGTAGAAGGACAAATTCCGAGTCCTTTTGGAGCGTGTCGTTCCAGTCAAGTTCGCGTTCAAAGTTATTGTTAAATTGTTGTTGTGTCATGATGATTTTCTCCTTTATTCTTATAAGTTGTTAGTGTTAAATGGTAAGTCTGGATCTTTCCGGACTTGGCTTTGAATGACGTCCAGTGTAGCGTCCCAATTCGCAACGATCATATCCCAGTAATTGCTAGGGAAGTTTTCGATCGGCGTTCCCATCGGGAAGTGTCCGCGGATATACGCGACCTCTTGCAGTTCGTTTTCTGTGACGTTATTCGGTGCCATTAAGTCGATCAATGCTTGTGGAAGCGTTCCGCTTGTTTGTGGTTGTTCTTTCGGCGCGCGTCCCATATTTTGGGCTACTTCTTGAGCGACCTCTTGCAAGTGCTCGTTAATGTTTTGCTTTTGTGGCTCTGGTGCCGGTTGTTGCTGTGGCTCTGGTTGTGGAGCTGGTGCCGGTTGTTCAGTTGGTACGGGAGCCGGTGCGTTGAAGATATGGGCCACACTCTCAAACGTGAACGGTAGCTGATCTGGTAAGCCGTGCCGGTTTTTCGCGTCCCACGCTGGGCGATGATTCGTGTACATAACACGTTCGCCCCCTTGGGCCTTTTTCTTGCCCGTGTCGGTGGTCATGACGATCGTCTTATAATTCGCAAAGAGCACCATATCGGCCCATTCCTTGACTAGTGGGGCTGTTTTTGAGCTGGTCTTTTGCCCGAGTTTTAACTCGTATCGGTCATAAGATCCCATCTCGTCCGGCTGTTCAAATTTCTTGATTTGTGCGTGGGCTGTCAAAATGACGTTGATCCCGTTGTCCACTAACTCAGACAAGCTATTCAATAAGCGCCCGATCTCTTCCTGTACATAGGTATAGCCCTTGCCCCAGCCGAAATCTTCGATCCCGTTCTTTTGGTGCTGTGCGCACACATAATCGACCGCGAGTTGTTCGGCCCAGTCGATCGTATCAATGACTAGCGTTTTGCAAGCGTCCGGGTTTGCCTTGATAAACGAGATCTCGTTTTTTAGCATTGTCCAACTCGTTGGCTTGTCCATACGGGCCACGTCCATATTATCGGTTGATCCTTCTGTATCAATGAATATGGGGTCTGGGAATTGACTCGCAAAGCTAGACTTTCCGATTCCCTCGGGGCCATAGATCACGACTTTTTGCGCCCGTGCCTTTCTTCCTCTTGTGATCTGCATTTTTTAGTCCTCCTCGTCGTTGTCGCTCAAAAGCCCGCGAAGAAAGTTTTCAAAGTGTTTACGTTTTGCCTTCTCAATCTTTTCGGTCAGATCTTCCGGTTCTTCTCCGTCGAGTGTTTTGAGTGTGTATTCTGCTTCTACGACTAAGATCTCGCACCCTAAACCTTGCGCGAGCGCTTTTAAGTCTTGGCCGTCATTTTCAATGACTTCGAGTGAATCGATCAAATTAGTTGCAGCGTCTTGGATATCTTCAGTTAATCGTGCTGAAAATGTAAACGCGCCTTCGTTATTTTTGTAATTTTGGATATAGTCGCCTGTGTTTCTGTTACGCAATACGATGAATTTCTCTGTTTTTTTCATGATTTTTCCTTCTTTCTGTTAAAAGCCACCTTGCCATGCTGTAGGTGTTTGATATGTTTCTGGTGCGATACTGTACCCGTCCTCTATGAGAACCGAACACTCTCCACCAGTTGAAACGCGAGTCGCGATAGCTTGCAAGCCCTCTTGTTCTAGCCACGCGCCGAATTCTGCGAGCGTGACCTGGTCCATCTGTTCTAACTTATCAATTAAGACAAAGCCACAATCTGGCTTGAGCTTGCGAACGATAGCCGTTGCGACTTGTAATTGTTGCGAGCCGGACATATTATCCCAACGTTGACCAAGGTATAATAGTTCGCCATCGTCCACGGATAAGCCCGGAAGCGGTAAGTCTGCATTTGTGAGCAAGTCCGTTTTTTGCTTGCGAATACCATCGATCACAAGATCTAACTCGCGATATTGTTCGCGGTAGCCCTTCGCGTCTTCTTCGGCCTTGTCTTTGTCAAGATTCGCCCGGACTTTGAGATTGATCTGCTCAATATTTGCGATACTTTCTTCAATCTCTTGCGTCGATTCGTCGATCAGATCTTGCGCGTCTTTGCGAGCGATATCTAAGTCTTGAGCGAGTCCTTGCTCTTTTTCTCGAGCCTCTTTGAGCATATCTTCCAGACGCTCAACGTTCGCGAGTGCCCCTTGATAGTCGTTTTCGATTCTCGCGAGATTCTGACGCTTGCGAGCGTTTTCGCCGTTACGTCCAAGGATCTCTTGCTGTTGCTGGATAAGATCAGCGATTGAAACAAGTTCTTTCGGTGCGTCTGGATAATACGGTTGCTCTTTGGCAAACTTTTCTTTTTGATCCGCGATGACGCCGGTTGCGTGGCGCTCTTGGTACTTGGTCTTTTCTTCCATTTCGAGCTTGACGAGCTGATCGCCAACTCCGATAATTTGTAGGAGCGTCGTCGCTTTCTCTTTGTTCGTCATTTCCATAAACTTGGGAAGATCAAGGGCCAGCTCTTCAACGAAGCTATCAAGCAATTTCTGGCCGGCCTTGTTACCGCTTGGATCAATAACTTTTAGATCGCTATTTTTCCCCTTACGCTCGACGACAAGGCCATTCGATAACGTGATTTTAAGGCTTGGGGGAATCGTTGACCCCTCGCGCTGTGCCTGTGAGGGTTTGTACTTGTTACCGCCCAAGGCCCACGCTATCGCGTCTAATACGCTTGTTTTGCCTTGGTTATTGTTTCCCCCGACGATGGTCAGCCCTTTCGCTGACGGCTCGATTTTGACCGCTTTAACGCGTTTGACGTTCTCGATCTCGAGCTTGTTAATTGTCACCATTTCTTAACTCTCCTTTCAGACGAGCGAGCTCGTCAAGTAATCGTTCTTCCCGCTCAAGTGTAGCTTTCAGAATTTCGGTCTGTTGCAGATTG